AGCTACGCTAAAATACTTTTTATTATAATTTAATTTAGGGTGTATAAGGATAGTTCCTTTAGGCGTAATCCTAATGTTCTTATATAAAGAATTTATATCTTCAAAGTACTTAAAAACACCATTTGAATTTACAAAGGATGCAGCTTGTTCATATATAGCACTACGTAAATTTTTCAAACCATACTTATGAGTGCTCTCATCTCCGATATACTTTGACACCCAACTCATGTCCTTTGATATCATTATATCGTTTGCTTCCTCATAACGACCACGTCTCCTGTAATCGTTTACCAACAACTGTTTCTGTACAGGTCTATACAAATCATCTTGTACTAGTGCATTGAACTGCAAAGCGTCTTGAATAGTTGGTGGTTGTAAGGGTTTTAAGTAACCTTTACCACCTGTAAGTCCTGTGTCTTTATACTTAGTATTAGAGGGCACAAGTTGGTAATGCAAAACTCTTTGTAAAAAAGCGTTAGCAATACTAGTGGTGTCTTCCATTATGTTATCTAACTCAAGATTCAACTGAGTTAGCTGAGCTCTATTGAACTGGAGATCACCTACATTTGTTTTCTTTAAAATCTTTTGGATGCTCGCTAAGTCTACAGGTTCGATCAACCCTGCCTTAAGAGCCTTGTCAGCCTCTCTCTTTAGCTCTTCAACATCTGTTATAATATTTTTTCCAAGATGAATCCTAGAACCAACATTACCAATCCCATCTTCAACTTCTACACGGGCAAAAGCATAATCTCCTCTATCAACAGCTTCGATTTTCGCACTATCGATTAAAGTTTTTCTCTGTGTATCATTTAAATCTTCTGTGAACTCAGACTCTGTGATACCTAAATAATCTTCTACAAAGCTAGCTCCTAATACTCCTTCTCTTTTATTTACAAAAGAAGGATCAATTTCTTCAGACTCACCAGACTCTAAATAACGGCCAACATCTTCTTGAACCCGTTTCTCAAAATCTACAAGATCAACCCCTTCTCTAAACCCTGTTTCTCTTCTATAATTAATCCAGTCTCTGTAGCTAGATGAATCAGACCTTTCTCTTTCTGTGTTCTCAAATAACCAATCATCAAAACTAATTCCAGATGGAGATCGTAAAGGACCAGACTCTAGTTTAGGGAATGATCTTTCTGTTGTTTCTTCGAGAGATAAAGCAGCTGTTGACTGTGGTGGAACAGGGATAACCTTAGCAGCATCAGCTAATTTCTTTTTTGTTGCTTTCTCAAAATTACTTAGAGTTAAGATATCATAATCTTCAACTCCAGCGTCTTTAAGTTCTTGGTAAGTAGGAGGCTTATTTGCTTTGTACGGGTCGTACCTAATTTCCTCCTCTTCAAAAACAGAAAAAGGATCTTCTAAATCTTTCTCTATCTCAGGACGTGGTGAAACCTCAACAGCTTCAGTCAACAAAGACTGATCGAACTCTGTCTCTGGAGGCTCTGTTGCGTAAACTGTGTTAAAAGGATCTTCAAAAAATTCTTCTTTATCTGCCATTATTATATTTCTCCAAATAAGCCTCGTTTCGCTTTATCATCGTTATCTAAAGTTGATCTTAAAATATTAAGTAACTTATTCTTATTTTCTTTGATTTGTTCTTTGTCATCAACTTCAAGATCTTTAAAATTAGGATGATCTATAATTGTTTTAGCTGTCTCAAGTAGTGAATTAAATTCGACTACTTCCAAAGCACCACTAGTCTGAAGTTTTTTGCGAAGATCCTGTATACTAGCAACAGTTCCAACACCTAACAAACCTGCACCTTTTTGTGCTTGAGATTCAGCTAGAGCTCTATATTGCTCTAAGTCATACTGTCCTTGTTGAAGATTACGCTTTATTATGTAGCTATTTAAACCGTTTACGTTACCTTGCTCTGCGAGCCTCTTAAGAGCTTTCTCATCCTCATCCAAAACATTTTGTTGAGTTACTGATCTTGTCCATTGTTGATTACGAAGAGAATCAAAAGCAGATTTAAATAAATCATCGTACTTCTTGTTGCCAGCCAATGCAGGAAAACTCATCTGTAAAGCAGACAAGTTCTGGAATTTCTTTTCAATAGGCATTGTCTGATCAGTCATAATCGAAGTAATATCTGGAGCAAGCTCTTCCATGACAGCATCAGAAGCCATGTCTAACTCAGCATTCTTTTGCATTGTGTTTAACTGTAACTGTCTATCAATGATAGGATCAATCTCAGCTTCCATCTGCCTCATTAATCTATTCTGTGTGCCAGGCCTAAGACCAGACAGAGAAATGTCTTGGAACATCTGTTGCCGTTGCAGAGCTAAATCATCAGTAACTCCAAACCTAATATTGTTTACAGCTTGCTGAGCTTGAGTCTTTGCCTTACTCCATGCAGGAGACATAGCTCCTAAAGGTTTAGAGTAAGCAGCTTGACCCGCTAAATACTTTGCTTTTGATGCAACATCTGGAAAGCCATCCCTCATGGCTCCCCTTGCAATTTTATTCCAAGCCTGTTCGTCGTCGATAGCCATTAGTAAATTATTTACCAGGAATTATTGCAGGAAGAAATGATGAAAAAGTAGGGTTGTTCTTTATCAACTCTTCTTGAAGATTAGGAGGTAGATTTTTAAAAGCATCCGCTAACGCACTGGTTTGACCTCTGCGTTTACCTTTACCTTTACCTTTACCTTTACCTTTACCTTTACCTCTATTCATCTGTCGCCTAAACTTCTTCAAAAGCTTACTATTCTTACCTTGATCAGGGTAGGCACGTTTTCTAGAGAAAGCAATATCCGCAGGATCACTACCTGTTTCTGAACGAACAACCCCTTGCACAAAATCCATACCTTCTGCACTGTCTTTTTCGTAAGCAGCTTGTTTATCTTGTTTATCTATATACCTCATAACTTGAGCACTGGTCAATCCTTTTGAAGGGGCTTCATTTAATAGATTTGCAAGCTCTCTTGCATTCTCTGGCCTGTTCCAATAACCAGCACCTTTTTCTCTTATCTTAGCTGCAAAGTTCCTGTGCTCTTCTGCTCTTGGGTTTGTAAATACAGTTTTACCTGTCTTTGGATCTGTAAACTTAGGACGTATATCACGCACTCCTTCTTCTGGAATTTCTGCGGGATCACTTAATAAACCATATGTACCAAACTCTTTAACAAATTTAGCTCCTTCAGCGTTCTTATCTGTAGGTGTGAAGAACTGACGGCCTTGAGCAGTGTCCATAAACTTCTTAGGTTTTCCTGTATCTGGATCAAATCTAGGATTACTCTTTCTAGCTTCAACTATACCAGGTGACATTCTAACAAAATCTTTAGGGTTCTCTCTTATAAAGCGATCCGCTTGATATGTAGAGTCAGCACCAACAACTTCTAACATTCTAGATCTTTGAGAGCCGTCAGGCATCGTGACTTTTGGGGCATTTGGATCTTTACCAGATACATTAGCTACACGAGAACCATCTCGCATTGTACGATCAGTTCTACGTTTAGTTTCAGCCTCTACAATCTGTTGAAGTCTTGATTTCTTATCAAAACCACTAGATCCACTACCTCTATCCATACCCATACCCATTCTAGGAGCTGGAGTATACGGAGAAGAAGGGCTTGATATGTCTTTTCTTCGTTGATTTAAACGCTTTAAGGTTCGTCCTAAAGATGATCTATTTCTTGCCATTCATAAATCTAAGCTTATTTAGCATAATTTCAACACGTCAAGTTGAGGTTTAAAAAAACTCTTATGTGCGAAGAAGTAATTGTTTCTGTTTATAGAAACAATTGCATCAAGTCATTAAAGAAAGTTTTATATAGGGTTTACTGTCAGTATGTTTGACATTTCTTTTATGGATCTTCGTTTTTTATTAAACCCTGAAGCTCCTTCTTCTAGTGGTTCTACTGCTACCAAACCGTGCTTTTGCCTAGCTAAATCAAGACACAGAAAAGCAGCGTCAGCTAAGTCAGGAGACCTACCAAACCTAGATTTAAACTCTGGCTTTGATTCAATCTTCATTCTTAGAGTTGATCCTTTGATCATGTCGTAGTTCCTACTAGTAATCTCTTGAGCTAAATCATTCTTAATTCCAAACAGCTGCTTTGTTCTAATAAGTTCCTTGCCAACAAACCAAAGTTCGCTGACTCTATTAACATAAAGTTCCTGCCCAGTCATTTTACTGTTTGCAGAAACCCTTCTATCTGAAGCCTTTCCACCAAATGAAACACGAAGTATCTGATCAGACCACTCCCCAGCAAGAACATCGCAGAAAGGGGCTCCTGCACCTGTTGCGTCAACCGCTACGTTTTCTGGTAAGATGCCTTTCTTCTTGCACAACTCTTTTACTTGGCGAACAATCTGGTAAGTCCGAGGCACGGCTTTGTTGGTGGCATCGTCGTTAAGATGGTGAGGCTCTCCTAATGCTACACAAAACTGACCTGTGTGGTTGTACCCTACAAAACCAGTATACAGAATTGTTCGGTCCCCTCCGTTAGTAAATGCAGGGTCAAGACCTGCAATAGGTGTTGGTTTACCCTGCCATTCTGTGTCAGACATACTGCCTGTTCTACTCAGCTCTGCTTCAGAGTAAATGCCCTCTGTCTCATCAGAGTCAAAAAAGATTGCTCTAACCATTCGCATATATCCCCGTGACTCAGGGCCAAGTAATGCTTTGTCTTCATCTAGTTTTGTTTGTGTAGGTAGCCAGGGATAAACATCTTCACCTGCTACAATATTAGGACTTCGCTCTCCATCGAATCTTACATACTGACCACCCCACTTCGTCTTCCAGCGATCATCTATATTTGTGTCTACGGAATCCCAGCCATGCTTAGGCTCACTCCAGATACCAAAAGCATCAAACCTAGACGAAGGGTTACTCATTCCAATCAACTGGAAATAAGGGTTTTTTGATAGGTTTGATAGACCAGCTTGTAGTATCGCTTCACTTAATTCAGCAAGCTCGTCACCAATTAAGATTACTCTTTTCTGTTTTATACCAATGAACTTACCAACAGCTTCCTTAGTTTTACTACGTTCTGCTGCAATCAATGATAGCCCTGCTCTCTCAATCAAGTTACCCTGCTCATTTATATAAGCGACATTACCAATTGAATCTCTAACCTTAAGAGGAGCTCCCTCAATAACAGATAATAAACTGATGACAGAACCCCATATCCGTTTACGGGCTTCCCTTAAGGTAGTAGATGTAAGAAGAACTAGTGTATCTCTTGGAGCAGCCAACCAGTTTAGTATCCCCCATGCAGCCATAGTATGTGACTTCCCAGAGGAAGCAGCTCCTCCAATAGAAACGTATCGGTTGGCAATAACCGCTTTGATCATTTCAGTAGCCCAAGGATGTTTAACCATCATCTTTTCGGGTAATTCATCGTGGTTCCAGAGTTCGTCACACAATCTCCAAAAGAAATACTCTTTAGCTTTGTTAGATTCGTGATGCCTAAAGCCATACAGCAATGCAGTTAATGTGTTTGTGGCAGGTATTATTAGACCTCCGACATCCATGTTATCAGAGTTTGCTACTATTCGTGGCTCATATACATGTTTCTTGTTGCTCATAGACTTG